ATGCCGTTGGTTGTCATCCTGCGGGAGGGCGCCTACGGCGACTGGCTGACCGCGCCGGCCGAGGCGACCCGGGACTTCCTGGCCCCTTTCCCCTCCGACAAGCTCGTCGCCACGCCGATGAAGTGACCTTGACATCGCTAGACTATACTGGATATTCAACCAGTGTTTTCCAGCATGCCGTTCAAACCGCCCCTCTCCCACAACGACCTGCGCGCCATCCGCGAACGCCAACCATGGAACAGCGATGTGATCGCCCTGCTGTGGGAGGTCAAGCGCCTACGTGCGAGCCTGCTGCGCGCCTACCAGCTATCGGACGACTTCAAGCGCCCGGCCGGCATTACGGGCGACCTTTATGACGAGTTCGTGGAAGCGCTGCGCGCTGAGCCGTGTGTCATTGAGCGCGACCAGGACGTACAGGACTTGATGGAAACGCCCGATAAGCTGCGAAAGGGTATGGCCCCGCGCTAGCGGTCGCATTGAGTTCGCCAAATTCGGTTGATATCCCGAATCTGTCGACGAACAGGGGCCGGCGTTACATCCACCTGCTCGCCCGAATCGAAATAGACCGGCCGCGCGTGGTCGCAGAACTCAACGCCGACCGCTGCCGGTGCCACGCACCCAGTCACGCTTAAGCTCATCAGCAATAGCGTCATCATCCATACCGGCCGTTTCCTGCTGCACATCGCGCACCTCCTGGCGGGCCTTTGCCCCCTGTTCGTTGATCTGGTCCGACCTTTCTTGGCGCTCCACCTGACGCCCCGTGGCTCGCCCCCGGTAGAAAACGCTGGCCAACGTAGCAAGCGCAAGGCCGACCAGCAGCAGCCCCCCTTTAAAGCGCTCAATCCATGCCGACATGACCGCCCCCCAATGCTGCGAGAGCCTGGGCATAAAGCGCCGGCCACGTCTCTGGGTGCGGCTTACCCGGCCGCCAGGTGCGTAAGTACAGCGCCCAAGCTGCGGCGCCATCTCCGATTGCTGGAAGTCGCATAGGATCCGTCCATAGCAGCAAACGCGCGAACGCTGCCGCCAGGATGTCGTCATGCGGGAGCGAGTTGTACACGTCCGTCGCGGTCGGCTCGACATCCCGAACAGCGCAGACTGAACGGGCGTCCGCCCAACTCGACGGGTGCGCCAGCACCCCGCGCACGCCGCCCCCGCGCTCAAACTGCCAAAAGCCCACAGCCGGCCCCTTGATCTGCCGGCGATGCAAAAAGCGACTTTCCTGCAAGCCAATGGCAAGCAGCATCACGCGCGCGGTCGGCGTGTCCATCTTGGCGGGCAGCAGCGCCAGCGCCGGGTTGATGGCCCCCGCGATAATATCTTTCAGCGTCATGAATTGACCCTCACAATGCACGCCACATTCCCCTGGGCGCGATAAACCAGCACGGCGATCAGTATCGCTACCACCACCTGCCACACCGTCACTGGCTCATGCCGCACAAGTACATCCAGGGCTTGGCCGCCAGTGCCTACGATGAGCAAGTAGGCCAGCCAAGACATCCCTCGCCGGAATCGTGCGCCGTTGCGCCGATACAGCAGGAGCCGCACCGCCGAAGCGAGGTTCGCCATCACAAACAAAAGGGCCACCAGATGCTGGTGGCCCATACTGATCATTTCGGCAGGTTGCATCTCAGCCCCCCTTCTTGAAGACCGTGGTGAAGTCGAACGTCTTGACGCGCTCGATTGCCGCCAGAGCGATAGTCACGATCAGCGCAGCAGCACCGAACGCCGCGATGGCCGTTTCTTTGATGGGCGTCAGCGCCACCACGTCCGGAGCGGCCAAGTAGCCGATCACGAAAGAAATCGCCCAATAGATGCCGCGCGACAGCATTCCGCCCTCCTTGCGCGACACGACGAAGAGCGACGCGCCAGCAAACGCCCCGATAAGCGCATTGCCATCAATCCCCGGCAGCAGGCCGGCGAGCGTCACGCCCGCAGCCGCAACTGCCACTACACCCGTGCTTGCAGGCTCTGCCATCTATTTGCACTCCAAAAGCGCCGCTCGAAGCAAGCGGTCTACACTCATTGGTAAAATCTGTAAGACTCTAGAGAACTGACAATGAAACGATTCATAATTGGTGGCCTATATACGATCCTTACCGTTGCATCCTGCGCCATCATGATGACTTGGTTCTTCGCGAAGGCTGGGGCAACGTCTTTCGATGTTCCCGCCATTTACCCCGCACTGGCCATAACGTGGGGCCTATTTCTGATGGGAAAACTGGCTCTCATGAGAGCCGACATTGAAAGGAAGAAGTAATCTCATACCGCCTTCTTTCAGCCTGCCAGCCCCGTAGAACCTGGTTCCATAGTTGCACTGCTCCTGTAGACGGTGCGCATGATTGCCTCCCGTTTGGACAAAAAAAAGCCCGCCGAAGCGGGGTTGTTTGATGCCGACGTGCGGCTATAGGCGGTTCAGTTCGATAGACGAGGCATCAAGCTCATACAAGTCAGCGAGTGCGCAGACCTCAAGCTTCTGCACATCCGCCTAAATTCTCATCCCCGCCCCGTCATGCCTCGATGCCAGCAGCCAAAATGAAAAGCTCGTCCAAGTTGGCGCCAGTCAGGCCGAGTAATGCCGCGATGGCCCCCAGCATTTCGCTATCACGCCGGAATTCCTGCAAGTCGGCCCATGCGCGGCGGTACATGGCCGGCGTGTCCTCGTGATCGATGATGGCCTCGGCCGCTTCGAACAGCGTCGTTTCTCCGTGCGGGGTTTGCCACATGGCTTCACGGCCCTGGAAGCGGCTGACAATGTGCGGTACGAATACATCTGGATCTGGCGCGACATACACGGCGGGTTCGAGGGTCAGAGGTACGGTAAGTTGGCCGATGTGCGGGGAGACGAAAACGCGACCGTCTTCGACTTCCTGAACGGTGATGTCATCTTCGAACTGCCAGAATTCGCCGGTTTGAGGGTCTTTGAAGGTTTGCATTACCGGTACTCTTTGACATTGTTTATGTTGGCCGCGCTACCCTTTTGGAAGCGGTAGGACGCGCCACTGGGGATAACGCAAGACATAACAAGACCGCCGATTGCAGCAGGCCACCCGTTGGTGCATCCCGGCCCCCAGGCTGCCGAACCGGCCGGGCGGATTTGAACCTCAGTTATCCCTGACCCGGACAAGTTAAAACTAACGTAAACCACAATAGGCCTAGCCGTTGAGTTTGTGTACACCGTCAAGTCAAAAGCGCGCGACCCTGTAACGTCCACGATGGTTTGCCCAGTTCCACCAAACATACCCACTTGCAGCGCGGCAGTTTCCGCTTGCAGCGTTGCGAGTTCCGCTTGCGTCGTGGCCAAATCGCTAGCTAACTGTGCGGCATCCACGCTACCGGGGTTCACGACTGCACCGAACGCATGGACGGTCCAAACGCCGGTAACGTTCAGCGAACGGGTTTCGGTAGCGGTGCGTGCGACTAGCGATGCGTCGAAATTAACTACCGCAGACGCCAGCGGGGCTCCAGTACCTACAGCTATACGGTCACGCGATGGACCGCTATCGTTAATGGACATGGCCCCTGAGCCAGAGGCGGAAGTGACAACGATAGGGAGTCCCGTAATGTCTAGGCGGCGAGTCTCAAAGCTACCCGTAACGTTCTGCAACGCATCGCGCTGAAGCAGCCCGCCCGTTTCTGCAGACAGCGCCCCGTCACCGCGCCGGAAGACCGCGCCAAGCGACCCCGCCGACTTGCCGTTCATATCCGGCACGCGAATGGTGGTCGACCCGTCGCCCAGCGTGTACATGCCGCGTTGCGTGGGATCGCTCTGCCAAGCAGTCTCTGCCACAACAGGTAGCGTGCCTGCGATCACCATGGCAGTGAGATCAGGAAAGGTGGCACGGCTTACCACTTGACCGTCCAGGGGGATCTGACCGGCAGGAATGGACACCCGCGACGGCCACCAGGATGGCGTGCCCACTGCGATCTTGGAGCGCACCTCGTAACGCGAAGCGAAGGTATCCCATTCAGCAACACCTTGGCCCTTGATATAGATGGGTCCGACATTTTCAGAAGGGACATCCCCAACCGAATACACGGTCAGCCCCGTTCCCGCCTCTGCAAGTTTGGCATAGTGCTTAGCCGAAAACCCGTCTCCTTCGACCGGGGCGCCCATTTTGGTAGCCCACTGCTGAGCTAGTTGCGCGCTTGCTCCGGCATCGTTCGCCTTTTCGGCTGAAATTTGGCGGGAGGCATCAGCGGCCTGCGCCGACTGCGCCGCCTGGTTCTGGCTCGCAGCCGCAGCATTTTTACTAGCCGACGCCGCTGAGGCGTCTGCATCTGCCGCAATCGCAGCCTCACTTGCCTGTTCAAGTAGCAAATTAGCCTCCGTCGCGAATCCGGGCAGCGCTGCCATAAAGGCGTCGGCGCGTTCCGGGAAATTCTCCGGATCACTTCGACTGGGCGGTGTCGGAAGATTGGTAATAGCCATATCAGGTAAGTCCTTCAATTTCCAAACTGCAAAAAGAAACCAGTGGATAGGCGATTTCTAATGAGAAGTCACGGTAAAACCCGAAGATCGTCAGCGGGCCATACCCTTGCGCGTCGGTGCCGATCCAGACGCACGGCGTGGCGCGAAGGCCAGACAGCAGTCGATAGACTGCGTTGAAGCGAGCTGAATCGACCCAAAGCCGATGGGACATACGACGAGAGAAGCGCCGCCGCCGAAACGTCGTGACCCCAGTCGCCGAAGTCTCTTTGCGGCTGTAGTCGATGATGCCGGCGCTACCGCCATACTCGACTTCACCGACCTCATAGGCAGTGCCACAGATCATCGCGCCGCACGCGGCATCGGCCCCTGGCGCACTAATCGTCACCTCAAGATGCAGGCTTCCGTATGCGGGAATATCCGTTAGGACAACCTCGGACAGCGGAATAAACGGCTCAAAGAAGTATTCAAACCAGTTCGAAACAATCGAACCCTCCAGCAACCGAGAATGCTCGTAGATGATTGGCCCTGCGGGGCCGTCCCTACCCACCACCGACAAATGCGAGCCGCCCAGCTCCAGAAGCGCCAGGCTGTTCGTGATCCCCGGCTTGACCACAACTGCCAGGGGACTGGGCGCGACCGTCTGCGTGCTGACCTCGCTATCGAACATGAGCCATTTGTTGGTCGGCCCCGCCGCCGCCCAATAGAGCGGCGACAGGTCCGGTTGATGACTTTTGTTTGGCGCCTGAACGCACTCGTAGATGATCGATTCGAAGAGGACGTGCGCCCCCAGGGGATAGTCGGTTGCCGGATCGTATGCAGGCAGATCACTGTCCGGCACGCTCGAACTGATGAGCTGTGCCGGACCTATCACCACAGGTTTGATTACTTTCATGTGCTTTCCACCTGAAGAGGCGCGCCTGCCTCGGTACGAACCACCATCCCGTCCATTTCGAGTCGGTCAAGCTGGCGCGCGGTCTTGCCCGTATTGCTGGCCGTCGCTCTCGCCTCGATGCGCAGGCTGGCGACTTCCGCCCGCAACGCCTCATTCGACTGGCGCAGCGCACGCAGTTCTGCAAGCAGCAACTCTTGATTGCCGCCCCCGGAAAGGATCGCCTGCGTACGCTCTGCGCTGAAGATCCGAGAAGGGCCGGTTACCTCCAATTCCGGCCCGCGCTCGCCGACAAGGCGCAACCCGCCGGCATGGTCGCCCCCCTTCGCAAACGCCGCCACGGCTTGGCCGGTCAACGCATTGACCACCTGGCGCAATCCGTTCACTGTTGCATCGCGGCTAGCGTTGATCGCATTCGTGATCAACTGTTCGCCGCTAAGCGCGGAAGTCTCAAGAGCGGCAAGGGTCGCATCAATCTGCGCAAGCAGATCCAGGCTTTCCTTTGCGTAGTCCTTCGGCGCGACGGAATCCAGACGGCCGGCGATAGCTTCGGCCCGAGCCAGCGCCGTAGCAACAAACGCCTGATATGCGGCATCGGATGAGAACGAATCCTTAGCCGCCTCAAGCATCGGTTGCAGAAGTGAGTTGAGCTTGTCGGCATAGCCGGCCAACGACTCCCCGTCCGCCCCCATCGCACTCGCGTACGCTTTCGCATAGTCGCCTTGCAAAGATGCGAACTGATCCTCGGGAGATAGCTGGCTATAACGGTAGTCAGAAACCGACTTTCGAAGCCCGGCAGCGCTTTCCGCCATCAAACCGGCCAACGCCTTCTGGGCCTCGTAGTAACGCACAGTCTCCGCGCGCAACTCGCCCAACCGAGAAACCGACTTCGTTGCATCAAGCGCAAACTTCTGCAATGCGTCCGCATACGCCGTTTGCTGGCTCTTGGCGTTTATTGCCGCTTCGGTCGCAGCCGCCTGCGCGCTAGCGGCGGCCGTCACCGACGCCGCATACTCGGCCTGCAGGCGGGCCACATCGGCCAGCCCCGGTGCCGCTGCTGCCGCCGCCTGAGCGGCCTGCAACGCCGCTTGCGCCTGCGCCCAGGCCTCTCGCGCAGCCGGCATCTGCGATTGCGCCACGCTACGCGCCGCGTCAAGCTCCGCCCAGTTCTTCTTTTTGTACGTGACCGTTTTGGGCGCGTAAATATCCCAATTCAGCCTATCCAGCAGCGCCTGGGCTTCGGTCGCCCGTTGCTGAGCCGCAGCAAGGCCCATGGTTGCGGTGTCGTAGCGTCCCTTTACGGCGTTGTATGCCCCCTCACGCTGTTTGCGCTCAGCCACCCGCTGCGCCGCCAAAACATCAGCGGCGCTAAGTCGGCCAGCGGCGGCGACCAGGCCAGCATTGCTCGGTCCCACCGTATTAATCCCGGTGATTTCCTCCGCAATGGCCTGCGGCGTCATGACCTTGGCGTCAATGATCCCGCGCGCCGCATCCCGCACGGCCACCCGCTCGGCGTTGATGCTGCTCATCAACCCAGCGAAGCGGCCTGCTAAGTTCTGAAATGCCAGCGCCATCGTCGCGACAAACGTGTCGGTATCGACCGCCGCCAAAGCCGCGCCCAACCCAGCAAAGTCAATAATCGCGCCCCCGGCTTGCGCCCGCAGATCCGCGATCTGATCGCCCAACATTGCGGACGCCTCCTGCCCGGCAGTCATCTCCGCAGAAGCGCCGTCCAGATTACCGTTGAACTGGATCAGGCCGGAATCCAGAATCAGGAACAGGCGCGAGATATACCCAACTGCCGCCGTAGCCGACGATGCGCTGTCCGATACCTCATCAAACGCGATCGCTGCGCCGGACAACGCAGGCAACGATGCCCCTCGCCCAACAAACGGCTCAAACAACGCCGTAGCCGCTTGCTGCACCGCCCTTTCAGACGCCTCCATTGCCGCCGCAAAGGCCGGCCCGAGAGAAATCAAGGTGGCGTATGCCGCTCGCCCCGAATCCGTCGTCAGGTCCAGCGCCAGCGCGACCTTGTTCAACTCCTTTATCGTGTTGGGCATATCGACGCCAACCGATTGCAGCGCATCACTGATGGACGCTAGGCTGAACTTGGCGCGTTCGCCTTCGGTGTATGCCACCTCGTAGAACGCTTGGCTAGCATTCGTCAGGCTCTCCAAACCGCCAAACGCCGCCGCAACTTTGGTAGCCGTCTCCGCGCCCAACAGCGACACGTCGAGCAAGCCATGGCGAAGCAGCTTCAGGGAAGAATTGACGTTAGCCAGGCTGTCGCTCAACCGCGCGAGTGTCTGACCGGCAGATTCGCCCTCGGCCGCCAACCGGTCTATGTCGGGAATCAGCGCCCGCACCATGTTCTCGCCGACGTTTGCCAGCATCGTGTCGATGAGCTTCTGATTCTCTTCGGCGTCCTTCGTCAGCGTGACCTTGATGCGCTCGCTGTAGGTGTCCAACGTCTTGGAAGACACCCCAATAGAATCCGCCAGCGCGCCGACGCCCATCTTCATCAATTCAAAGGAGGCCGTCATGGACTCCATGAATTCGCTGTCCAGCGAACGGTATTGGACTCCCTTTTTATTGCTGCGGAACAACCCACCTTTTTGAGTCCAAGGTGTCTCGTTGTGGCCCATAAAGCCAAGGGAGCCGAAGTCCCCGACGATGGAGGTATCACCGTATTTCTTTGGCGCCATGCCAAACAGGCGCGCAATCGTGGACGAACCCGAGAGCATCGAGGCCCACTCGCCCTTGACCCCCACCGCTCGCAATACCTTGTCCGTCCACAGCGACGGCCCGGTAATTGGGTTGTACTTGGCAATCGGTGCCATCGTGCCATTGCCGGCATCCCACCCCTGCTTGTAAAGCGAACGCGAAGCCATCATGCCGGCGGCGATCCAGCCAACCACGGGAATCGCGCCAGCCGCCATTGAACCTGCGCTGGCCGCAGCGCTGCCGGCAGTCGTCGGGCCAGCGAGGCCTGCGGCAAGCGTGGCACCCTGACCTGTCATGCCCAGCGCAAACTGCGTGGCCGCTGTTGATCCGATAGCACTCCCAATGGCAGAAACGCCCGAGGCAAGCGACGCGGTAATCCCGCCTGTAAAGGCACCGTATGCGGTCTTGGCAAGGCTCAGCACATTCATGAGTCCCAGCCCCCCAAACGAGCCGCTTTGGCCCGCTGCGCCTGCCAGGGACGCTGCCGCGCCGCCTGCGGACGAAACACCGCCCATGATCCCCGCCAGATTGGCGACCATGTTCACAACAATGGGCTGTGCAAACATTTTGTACAGCTGGTCCGCAACCGTGGTCTTGAACGTCGTGGTCAGCGATTTGGTGAACGATTTCCAGCCCTCCTTACCGTTGTTCAGCATGTCGGCAAAGCCAATCCGGAACACGTCACCGTACTTATCCACGCTGCGCTCCCAATCACGCGCTGCGTCGTCCGCGATCTTCTTCTGGGCGTCCTTCACGTCCTTGGCGCTGATCGCGGCAGAAAGCCGTTCCCGGGCCTCGATTTCCTGTTCGATGAGCTCAACTTCGCGCTCCGACCCTTCGAAGCCGGCCAGCGTTGCCTTTCGGTCATACAAGCGCGCGATAGTCAGACGCTCCAGCGCCGCCTTGCTCAGCCCGTAAGTAGCAACCTGATCTTCGATTGCGGCGGCCTCCAGGCTGATCTTTCCGACGCCATCTTCCAGATCCTGCATGTACTTCGCGCGCGACTCCAGAAACGCTGCCGTTTCCTTGTTGGTGCGTGCCAGGGCGCCTGCCTCGGCGGCTAGCGCCTGCACGCGTTCCAGGCCGGCGCGCGCGGCTCCCTTCAAATTCCCCTGAAGCAGCTCGCCAATCTCAGCGGCGCGCCGCTCATGCTCGTTGAGCTTGCTGGTTTGTAGACCACGCTCGGCCAGTTCCACGGCCAGCGCCTTCTCTTCCACGATGCGCGCCCGCAAGCGGGCGGCTTCGCTATCGGTCGCGCTCGGGCCTTTGCCGGCCCCCTTGTCATCAAACCGCTTCTCGATATCAGCCAAAGCGGCTTGGTGCGCGGCATACACTTTGCGATACTCGTCAGTCCCTGCGATCAGACCAGCAACCGCTTTCCGATAGGCATTGGCCTCCGCCTCAAGGGCTTTGGCGCGCTGCTGCGGCTTGGTGTTGCGCGTAGGGTCGTCCAAATATTCGGCGCGAGCGCGCGCGGCAGCCAGATCCTCGACGGCCTTCTTTTCCGCCTGCGCAGCAGCAACAGTGGCGGCAGATTTCGCCAACATTGCGCCCAGTTCGGCCTGAGCGCCGTCAAGGCCGCTCAATTCCTTCGCCGAGACCGTGGAGCCACCCTGGCGCGCTAGCCTGATGTTTTCCTGTCGCTGCCGCACCTCGCGTTCCATCTTCGCGATGGCATCCTCGGCGGTAGAGGGACGGCCAATGTCCAGCATGGCATCCCATGCCCCCTTGGCTGCTCCTTGCACGCTGGCCCATGCACGCTCCAGCGTGCCCAGACTGCTCGTGATCTTTGGGGCGCGGTCGTTTAGCGCATCGGCATAAGCCTTCTGTGCTACGGCCGCCGCTTCGCTCGACCGCCCTTGCAGATCCAAGGCGCGAATCTGCTCATAGGTGCTTACCGTCAGGTAGTTCATTCCCTCGTTCAGCTTGAGAGAAGCCTCCAGAGGCGCCTTGCCCAAATCCCCGAACGCCTTGGCGGTGTCGGTCACGGCCGTGCTGGTCGCCTTCTCCCAGCGTATGGCGGCGGCGGTAAACCCTTCCAGGCTCTGCGCCCCCACCTTTGCTGTCCCTGCGAAGACATTCAGCGCCGCCGCAGCTTGGCCCTGCGTGCCCACCATGGAACTGATCTGCCCAGACATTGCCTGCAACTGGCCGGCGGTCACGCCCGCCGCGTTGCCCGTCTTGATAAGCGTCTGAACGTAGGCCGGGGTTTCCTGAGATCCCTTGTAATAAGCCACGCCCAAGGCCGCCACGGCGCCGGCCGCCAGTGTCATGGGACTGATGAGACCTCGGACATAAGTCCCCATGGCCCGCGCTGCGGGGCCGATCCCGCCAAACATATCCTTCAGTTGCCCGCCTTGCTGCAGCAGCACCGTCATCGGCCGCTGACCGCCCTGAATGGACGTGATTATGTCGGTGAACTGCGCAGGCACACCGCGCATCGCAGCGGCCGTAGCCTTTGCCGACATGCCTAATTGCTTCATGACGGGTTCAGTGGCTGCCAGAGCCGCTTTCGCCTGGGTCTGCTTTGCCGTAACGGCGTTCAATTGGTCCAGATAAGGCTTGAGCTGGTTGGCGTCAATTCCTCGCTGCTTGGCGATTTCTTGATAGTAGGCAGCCGTGCCGCGCGCGCCCGCCTCAGTCACAGCAATCTGGCGCTCAATCTGTCCGATAAGACTCTGCGTCGAACGCTCAATCTTCTTGGTCGCCTGACTGCTGCTATCGGCCGCCTTGTTGAGACTGGTCGACGCACCACGCCCCAGACTGTCCAGCGACTTCTTCGCCTTGCCCGTTTCCTGCGCCACGTCCGCCATCGCGGCAGACAAGCCGGACGTATCGCCCGTGACGGCAACGACGCCTTCCGCAATAACTTTCGACATAGTCAACCCAAATGAAAAATGCCCGCTCTAGGCGGGCTACTTCCGGTTTATCTCATCCAATGCGGCAAACTCAAGGACGCGCACCTGGTCTTCCAGTTCTTCGTATTGCTCGGGAGATAGGCCCATGCGGTCCATCTTGTGGAACAGCGCGACGTAGTTCAACCCAGTCGCACCCGCCATTCCGACTAACCATTGCGAACGCAGCGAAGAGAACAACAGAAACGCGGTTTCGTTCTCCGGCCAGATTTCGACCGGATCGCCGGCAACGTCGTCCGGGGTAAGGCCGAATGCCGCCAGCTCGCGCGGATCAGGCGGTTTCTCGTAAAGCGCCGCGCCCAGCGTCTTTAGTTTCCCAGGCGGGCTTTGCTCAATTCCTCGATGTAGGTGCCAAGCACGGCACGCGCCGATCCGACGTAGCCTTCAACCATGCGGTCGATGTTCTCCTGGTTAAAGGCATCCTCCAGTTCCCAGCCGCACGCGATGTCCAGCAAGATCTGGACGTCATCGGAACGTTCTGCCAGGCTCTCCACGAATTCCTTGAATTCCTCCTTGATGCGATGCTTAAAGGTGAATTCGACTTCTTCAAAACCGGCCCCTGGGACGGGCAACGGCACCTTCTTCTTGAACGTGGGGGCCGGATTGAGGGTGAATTTCGTCTTTGCCATGAGGTGATGTACTCCGAGAGGGTGTTTGGTTTGCGCTGCCGCCCCATGCGGGCGGTAGGTTCGCGGTTGACTTATGCGGCGGCGTAGCGCACGGGGCGCGACAGCAGCGAGAACGTGGCCCGCACGCCCATCACTTCGCCCTTGGTCATGGTCGGCGTCTCGTTGAACGACACATAGCCGTTGTAGAGAATCATCGAACCGTTCGGGAACGTGATGCGCAGAGCGCGCACTTCACGGGTTTCCGCAGCGGCTTGCAGCGCCTTGTAGCCGGCCAGCGTCGGATCGTCGGCAATGGTCAGATCCAGCGACTGCGCGCTGGCCTGCGTCGGGATCTGCGCTTCGAAATCGTTTTCCAGAAAGCTGTACGTAGCGAACTGCATTTCGCCGCCGGACGTGCTGGTTTCCAGGATCTGCGTGATCTGGGTGAACGCCGTGATTTCACGCACCGAGCCGGCGCCGGTGCCAGCGGGGAACTGCACCAGAGATGATGTATTCATGCCATCCAGCGAGAATGCTCCGGCGGCGGCATCGGCGACACGCACGATGCGCTCATTGATCTTCTGCCAGCCGGACTTCACTTCGACGAGCGCGCCGTTGGCGATGCCGTGAGCCGCGCTTGTGGCAACGGCCGGATTAGCGTTGGTAAGAGCGGTGATGTTCTTCGACGCGCCATATGCGGTCGCCAGCGCGATGATCACGCCATTCGGGAGGGATACTGACATTGTGGACTTCCTATCTCGGGACGAAAAAAAACCCGCACGAGGCGGGTTGTGTGGTGTTGCCCCAAAAATGGGGCGGTTTCGGCCCAGCGGGCCATCAAAGGGAATTACGGTGGTTCAAAAACCGGGCTGTCGATTTCAAGCGCTACGCTGGAGACAGCGATATCGGTGCCGCCACCGATGCCCAACATCCGGCTAGAGGCGCGAGCGGTGAAATAGTGATGCCCGAAACCCGGAACCGTGACGCGAAAGCTGAAGCTGGATTCCGAATCAAGCGCTGCGCGCAGCAAGGCCTGACCCGGATCGACCAGGCGGTACATCTCCAGCGGTAGGGAAGCGGCGGCCTGGGCAACACGTCGCTGATAAGGAACCGCTGCGCCAATGGGGTGAAAGGGAGCGGTCTGATACGACTTACCCAGGCTGCTCAGCACCCGGACGCCACGGACAGGCGTATAGGCCAATGCGTCGAACGCCGAGCGCGTCAACGTGGACGGAAGGACAGCGCTTACACCGACCGTGGAGCCGGTGGATACATGAGGTGTCGTCATAGGGTGTCGTGCCAGATCATGAAATCCTGCGTGGCGCCCTTGAATCCAGTGACTGGGTCCGTGACGGACACCGGTCCACCCTCGGGCCGTGCAAACGTCGGCGCCCCGCACAGGATCGCCCTGGTAGCCGCAATCAGTCCGGATGCATTCAGGCGGGTCTTCGCCCAGACATTGATTTGGACGCGAGCGCCCTGCTTGTCCGCCGTTTCCCCGTCGACAAACACGACATCGCGCCCCCCGACCTGTTGATAGGTCATAAACGGCATGGGCGTGTCGCCGGCCGCGGTATCGGGAAATACGCGGCCCTCCACAAGAGGGGCAAGGGCCGCAACGATCATCGGCTCAAACATTCATAATCTCCCCGATCTTCTCGGCCATTCGCATCCGGCCGGCCTCGACGGCAGCAGAAATTTTTGCGTCCACCGATACTCGTAGATACGGCTGAGCTGGCTCGAATATCGGCGCCTTCAATGGCTTATCTTTGAGGGTGACGTACGATCCGTCCGGGAGCCTCAGCACGGCGTGGCGGCGCCAGTGGCCATGCTCTACCAGCCACCAGTGCGGAGCCTTGCTTTTATTCACACCGACCTGATATGTCTTGCGGTCAGCGTCGGACTCTGCCTCGTCGAACCAGCGGTAAATGGCTCCCTGAAGCTTGCCCATATGAAAAGGAACTCGCGCTCGCATTTCGTCGTAGAGAACCACCGCCATGGCATGCGCCGCGGGCCGGACAGCTTCCTCACGCACTCTCTCCACAAACGCCGCAATTTGGCCGGCTATATCCCCCTCGAATGAGAAAGATACAGATCGACTAGTGTGCTGTTTTCGCAGGCTCATGCGGCAACCTCCATCGGAGATAGGAGTCTACAAACGAGATCGACATGATCCCGCTTCACTTCATCCGTTAAGACCGCCTCGATTTCGTAGAAGTCCTCACGATGGTGAACACGCATTCCCGCGACAACATCCCGCCGAAATCTGAGCCTGATGCTCGCTTTGACAATTTGGCGCTCCGCACCAGCCTTGATTGCCTGAATTCCCGACGTGTGCCGTATCGACGCCCAGTGCGGCGGGCCATAGCGCACCCACTTGTTCGTTAACTCGTTTGCCGCGTCACGTTCCCCCGCATTTATCAGGAGCTCGATGCGGCAGTTCAGCGTTCCGGCTCTCATGGCAACACCCGGCCATAGGGGAAGACTAGTCGCGCAAATCCAGGATTTTCGTGAAGCATCTTTTCACCCGCTGCCTCCGGGTTGTTCAGCATGTCGCCTACCAACATCACAATCGCCAATTTCAGCGGCTCCGGAGCTGGCCCCGGCCTGGACGTGAATACCACTGGATACGCTCCTGGCTCCCCGTCCAGATCGGCCGGCCAGATGGGCAGCGGGGCCGTCCGGCCGCCGACAGGGGTCCATTCGTAAGACGCCGTGGCGAGCGCAAGACCCGTTCTTCTCTCGATCAATTCGCGAGCCGCCGATATCAGCCCCGGAATATCCTCATCTAGAGCATCGTGATCAATACGTAGAAGCCGCTTCACCCGGTCCACGCTGATAGGCTCGCTGACCGCAGGAGTGATCAGGCGCAGCATGGTCAGCCTCCTGCCGATTCCACCGCCTTCGGGTGGGGGTCGATGTATCCGGCGCCTTTCAGCGCAGGAACATGTTCGGCGTCGAACTCGCGCACTTCGCCGCACTTGCCATAGATGCTGTCATGCAGCACCAGCGCCTTTACGCGTTCGAGAGAGTCCAAGCCAGTTGCGGCGGGCTGAGGGGCTGGAGGTTCCGCGGGAGCCGGCGCGATCGCGACCGCGGTGGCAGCGGATCCCTCGGCGTCCAGCGGCCCTACGGGCGGGGTTTCGCTCGACGGGGCGGGCGGCAAATGCTGGGCCTGCGGGTCGCCACTCGGCGCGGCTTGGGCCGTCGTTTTTCGTGCCATGGTTTTTTCCTTGAAAGAGCCGGCCAGCGGGATTTGCCCGCCAGCCGGCGATCACCCGGATGCCGCTTAAGCGGCGGCGCCGTGCTGGAACAGCTTCACCGCACCGCCCACGTCGATCAGGTTGCCGCCCGAACGCATCCAGGCCAGGAACCCGACCTGGCCCTTCTTGACGTAGGCCGAGTCGTTGAAGCGGAACAGCGTGATCGCCATCACGTCGCGGATCTTGTACAGGCTGAAATCGCCGAAGGCGATGGACTTAGCAGCGGCGGCCGGCACCGGCATATGCTGGTTGATCTGAATGTCGCGATTCAGCAGGCGATCCGGCGCCCCGCCGGGATTGCCCTGCTCGTATCCCGGGACGAAGATCGGGCGGCCCTGGCCGTCTTTGATCTTGCGCACAATCTTCAGCATATCGTCATGGAACATCCACTTCCCGCCCAGGCGATATGCCGGGTCCACGCTGTGCTCGATGTCCACAAGATCATCGTAGGTAACCAGCGGAATTGCAGAGACGGCGCCGATCTTGCCGACGGTGGCGGCGGTGACAACGCCCATCGGACCGGCCGTACCGGCACCAACTGTGTAGTGGCGATTGGTGACGCGACCGAGGCGGGTATTCAGGCGCTGCGTGATAAAGCCCTCGATGTTGGACGAGCTGTCTTGCAACAGTTCCCAGGGCACAGTCACCACCTTGGAACTGAATTTGTAGACCTGCAAGCCCTTCGTGCCGAAGCTCACGTCCTGGTCCGACGCCGACTGGTTTTCGGCGACGATCTCGCCCTCTTCGTTCGTGCCGTCGCTGGTCGGATATTGCATGGGTTCGCCGCCACCCGTCGTGAAGACATCGGCCACGGCCCGCATGCCACCGAACGCCTTCAGCGCATCCAGGATGGAACTGGCCACCGTGGTGGGCACGGTGTAGCCGCCCTGCTCCGGGTTGACCGCCGGATTCCCGCTCATGGCGCCGCGGACGTGCGTCCAGTCCTCGGCGCTCAGCGCGTTGTCGCCCCCACGGCACCACTTGTCGAACAGTGCCACGTCGGTGCCGCGCTTGCCCTTGGCGCCGGGACGGGAATCATGTTCACGCACGCCAGCGTCATGCAGGTCGCTTTCGGCCGTCAGGTCCATCATCTTCTGATGGCGCTCGATGGAGGCGTCGATACGGTCGATTTCCGCCGTGTTGTCGTCGTACTTCTTCTGGTGGTCGGCGTTCCAGTTGGCGCCGGGGTTGTTGTCCAGCAGGGCGCGGGTTTCCTTGGCCAGCGCGTTGCGGCGCTCCCGCTCGGCTTGAAGATTGAAAGCCATAACGTAGTTTCCTTCAGTCGAAAAAAAACCGCCCGAAGGCGGTGGGTTGTCCTGCGTGCGGGAGCCGCTTACGCAGGGGTGGCCTCGATCAGCGAAAACCGCCGTTCAAGATCATTTCGTAGGGCTTTGACCCGGGCGTCGTCGACGCCGGGGGATTTCGGCTCGGTCAGCGCTTTAGGCGCATTCTGGTAGGCCGCCAGATTCCATGCGTTGGAGGTGGCCGGCTTCTTCGCAGCAGCGTCAACAACGCGATCGACAAAGCCATGCTCCAGCGCCTCATCAGCGCTGAACCAGGTCTCCGCATCCATCCAAGTCTTGACCTGATCCGCCGATTGGCCGGAGCGCGCCACGTAGTCAGCAGTGATCGCGCCATCCACCTTTTCAAGCAAATCAGCCGTTTCCCGCATGTCGGCCTTGTTGCCGATGGCGACCGTCCAGGCGTTGTGGATCATGAAGAATGCCCCTTGCGATATCTCCACCTCGTCGCAGGCCATGCAAACGTCGGTCGCCGCGGAGGCGGCCAGGCCGTCCACGTGGGCAACCACCTTCGCCGAATGCTGGCGGATGGCGGTCATCATCGCGCGGGCGTCGAACACGTCGCCCCCCGGCGAGTTAATGCGCAAGTGGATCGTATCGGCCGTGATGCTGGAAAGGGCCTTGGCAAATTCGGTCGCGTCGATATCGCCCCACCAACCGCCTATAACCCCATGCAGGTAGATCGTATGCTCACCGTTGCTCGACTCGGCGCGCAGCGGCTTCGATCCAGAGGCGTTGTCACGCGCCATCTGAAGCAGTTTCGGAATTTTCATTCTGGGTTTCCCTGTCTTGATCGTTGTCGTGCTCGGGTTCGGGTCGCGCTTGCTCGCCCGCCCGCGTCGGGCGGTCAAACTCGCCGCCCAAGGGCTGGAGGTTCTTCACGCGGCGGACCTCATCTACGCTCATCCAGCCCTGCGCACCTGGCCCGCCCAATGCCTTAGCGAAGTACTCCGCCTGAGCCTTGGAATCGCCGGCCATGAGCCCATCTGTGTTGTGCTCGGTGAAATACCGCGCGGTGCGGAATAGCTTTCGGTTCAACTCGCCCTTGATCCGCTTCAAATGCGGGGCCAATGTGTATTTCACAAAGCCGATACCCATCTGCTCAATGCCGCTACCCCAGCTGCTGGACTTCGTCATTTCGCCGATCATGTGCGGCGGGACACCAAAGGCGCGCGCCATGTCGATCACCTGCCATTGCCGGGACTCCAGCAACTGCTGGTCCACCGCCGACATAGTCAATTCCTTGATGTCCAACCCTTCGGTCAGAATCAGCGGTATACGGCGGTTCCCCTGGATACCTCCATACTTGGCAACCCAGGCGGCGCGGAAGTCCTCCTGCATGTCGAAAGACATGGCTGCTGGCGCCTTGATCGCGACTTCGGGCTTGCCCCCTTCGCTGAAGAACTTCCCGGCATGCTCGTCACCCTGGATGGCGATACCAATGCCGTTGCGCGCGCCCCACTGAATTACGGACATCGAACTGATGCCGTTGAATCCGAATCCGGGAATGTGGATCACGTCATCCTGATCGACCGTGAAGAATCCCTTGTCGTCGTAGAAGGTGTATTGCAACCGCCGCAGCTCGCGCGGGCTTTCGCGCTCCTGCTCCCGGATCTCCACACGAGAGCGGGGCCAGGGGATAAGGTTCGTCATGGTGCCGGCACGATTGCGGACGATGTATGCAATACCATCGCCCCGCAGCAGCATCTGCGTCACCAAGAATTCCCAAGCCGCAGACGCCACCCAGGTGGGGCAAAACTGCTCGTTCAGCGTCCACCAATACGCGTGGTCCACTTGCTGACGTGCCCCGCCCACGCGCTCAAAGACGGGAAGCGGCAGTTGGGCGATCGATCCGGCGATAAGCGAGACACACGCATACACGGCCGACACCCGCATTGCGGTCTGGTCATTGATCACAGCGCCGGCCGCCGTCCGAGGATCACCAAAAATCTCAAACATGCGGATGTCGGACGATGAGACCGTCTCGCCGTCGGCGATATTGCCTATTGCTGGCTCTTGTCGGCTGTCTGGCTGTACTGCCTGGCCGTCCGAGCCGAAGAATCTGGAAAGTAGTCCCATCACATCACCACGAATCCTTGTTGAATTTTCTTGGGGCCGGCTAATGGATTCAGCGCCATCAATTGCGCGGCATCGAAAAGCGCCATCAGCGGGTCAATCTTTGCCGTGCCGCTAGCCTGCTTCGTGATGAGAATTGAATTCGCGCGCTGCTCGATGCGCGCATTGCTGACGGCCCACGCCATCATTGGCCGTCCGCCGTGAGAAAAGGCCCCCTCCGCGAGCTTGCGCTCCACGGTCTTGATGGTGCCTCCAAGGCGCCAACCTTGCGAAACACCGACAAGAACGTTGTCTGGGATGCCCGCATCTGCAAATGCTTCCGCAAACGTGATGCCACTAGGGTCAACCCCGACCCCTTCCTTTTCGGGGAATAGCCCGGCGTCATACACCCTCTTGACGATCTCGGCCAACTCGGCCACGTCGTCCCCAATCCGGTTGACGATGACCAGGTCTTTGTCCTGCTCGAAGTCCCGCAAACGCGGCGCGATTTCCTTTCTGCGCTCCAACACGGACGGATGCGCCCAAGCTCGCCCCCAATGCAACCAGCGCCCCGTCCCAGGCTCTCGGCCTACCAACCCAAGCCCCAACAAGTCGTCTAGGCCGCCACCGTCGATACCTCCGGTTATGACCTCCACGCGAAGCAGGAAATCATCAAGGTGGCGCAGACTTGGGTCGCCATGCGCTTGCCAGTGGTCCGCCCCCGCCCAACGGTCAGACCGCAGATTCAGGCCGATTTCGACGTTGAGGTGCTTTGCCAGGAACTGCTGGAACGCGCCGTCGGTCCTGGCGCGCAGCAGCTTGAGCTGATCCTCCAGCCACTCGGCGCTGACTGAGCGGCCGATGTTGGGATTGGTGAAATAGAAATTGGCCGGGTCAAGATAGGCCTTTGCCTCCAACATATCCTCCGGGAACTCGTACAGAATGCCCAATGTCTTCGGATCGACCACCTTCCCGTCACGGACATCGCGCCAGTACGCCAGCTTCTCTTTAAAGACGCCTGCGGGCGGGTCATCGCTTTGAGTGGTCAGGTAGATCACCCAGCCTTCATCACGCGATATTTGGCCGCCAAGCGCCTCAAGGAACATCGCCACAGCGTTGGCACGCTTGCCGAATAGCCACAACTCGTCCACCAAGATGCGACCGGACTTCTTGCCCGACACCGTGTCAGTGTCGGCAGCTACCACCTTAAGGCTATTGCGAGTCGTGCGATGGGTGATGGTGCGGATGTGGTCCTGAACGTGGAACATGTCCGACAGTTCCTCATCCGCCCGAACCATTGCGGCCGCCGGTTTGAAGCTGTTGTCAGCAACTTCCTTGGTTGGGGCCAGAATCAAATGTTCCTCTTCCTGACGCCAGCAGATGATTACCGCCGTCAGCATGATGCCGGCGGCAATAGTCGATTTCGTGTTCTTCTTGCTGATCAGCAGTCCATATTCCCGGATGCGTTGCTTTCCGGTCTCGACGTCATATCCGCCGAAGATCGCTCGCACAAAGTCAAAAACCCATTCTTCTGAGCATTCCCCGAAGGTCTGGTGTCGGTACGTCCCGATGGCCTCGTCATATACCTGGGCCAGATCAACGACCTTGAGTTGCTTGAAGATGCCCAGCGCATATTCGGCTTGGTCGGGGTAGATGGGCGGCGGAATGATCGACTTGCGCGTGCGCAGACGTTCGGCCCAATCCGGGCACGCGGTTGTCCAGGTCATGACCTAGCCTTTCCCGACAACGCGAAGATGCGTAGGCGGCGGCGGTGGCGCAAACCGACCGCCCGCCGCCTTGTTTGCTGCCTCCTGCTTGGCGCCCTTCTTGCCCTGTTCAGCAATCTTTCCGTGCGTGAACGGCATCAGAGCCTTCGCAGCCTCCATCCGCAGCTTTGGTTCTTCGCCGAGGTCGTTCATGATCGCCACAAGCACGGCACGTGGGTCTGAGGTCAGGCCCAGCGCCTTTAGGCCCATGTTTTCGCCGGAGTCGGCAGCGCTTGATTCGTCATTGGTAACGTCAGGCGGCGGTGCGGAATCCGGCTTTTTGTTAACCGGTTTTTTGTTAACTCTTTTGTTAACTTGGGCAGTCCGCCCCAGAGCGGCCAGCACATGCTTGTCACGCGTCAATCGAGCGGCTGCTTGGGCCGCCCCGTTTTCGCTGTAACCCGCATGGATAGCGGCTTTCGCACCGGATAGACCCGACAGCAGCGCGTCGACGAAGCGGCGCTTTTTGTCGGTTAATGCCATAGGTTTTGGTTAACAAAAGTGGGTTAACAATTTTCCGAAACGGGGAAATTTTCTGTGCGTGAGGGAACAGGTGGTTTCCAGTCCGGCGACCCGCCAGACTTTCACCCCGCCCCCCCTCAATCGTGGCCGTGGCGCCCGCGTACAGGGCCGCCAGGACGCGGCACCGCAACGGCTGGGCGCGCACCATCACCATGACCATGCGGCTCGCTACGGCCTTCTGGTGACGCGGACGGATAGGCCGCACCTGATCCATCGGCCCACCTTGATCGCGTCGGGGGTTGCCCCGGTGATCAACGCGGCGAACGCCACGCCAGACAGATACCAACGCACCCACCACGCGACGCGCACCGAGACCGTGACTGTGTGCCGTGCCATTACGCGCGGCCCCTGTATCGCATGTCTTGCCGTGTCTTGGCGTCATGGCATCCGACCTTCCGCCCCTGCGCATCGCGGGATACGCACAGCACCTGCGTGTTTGCGTCGGTGTCTTCGCCGCCATCGAACAGTCCCACCTTGTGGTCTAGCTCGAAGCCGTGCGGGTATAGGGTCAACGCTCCGCAATGCGCGCAGCGCGGATCAGCGGACCAGACGCGCAACCGACGATCTTGCAGCTTGCGGCCTGTCATGCGCTTGGCGCTGGGCGTGGGCGCGGCCGCAAGCCTGGACCCGGCTGTTGCGAGCCGTGGCTTCAGTGTCTTGAGCTTCATGGTGTCCCTACGTGTTATCGCCGGGTGCTATCTACTGCACACCGCCCGGCGGCGATGACCCTAACCCCGCGCGCCATGCCCAGCGCGCAGTCCCCTGATAGCGAAGGGGCGGAAAAGCTATAAAAATACTTGTATTCCTATATAGCTTTCGCTATAATCTTTTCATACCAAACGGAGCGCAACATGTTCAAGATCAACTGGGGCAAGAAGGCGAGAAAGCAACTGGCAAAGGTTGACGGCTCTGACCGCAGCCGCATTGCCCACGCTGTCACCGCCCTGGCTGATCTGCCAAACGCCCAGAACGTCAAGGCCCTGACCAGTCACCAGTACGGCTACCGTCTCCGGGTTGGCAATTACCGAGTCCTGTTCGATGCTGATACCGTCATCCGCATCGTGGAAATTCAAGAAGTGAAGAAGCGCGACGGCAACACCTACTGAAAGGAACCAGCTATGAACCTGCATCCCACCATCGTGGAGGCCGACGGTAAGCCGGCCTTTGTCGTCCTGCCCTACGCCGAATATCTCGAACTGACCCGAGCACAAACCGCGCCGGCCCCGTCCGATGTGCGTATTCCCGCCGATGGGACCGTTCCGCATGAGGTCATCCTGTTGATGACCGACAACGGCTGGAGCATCATCCGCGCTTGGCGCGAATACCTCGGCGTGACGCAGATTGAAATGGCGTCCCGCCTGGGCATTCGCCAGCCCAGCTATGCAGCCATGGAAGCTTCTGACGCGCACCCACGTAAAGCCACACGTGAGCGCATCGCAGCCGCACTGGGCCTTCAGTTTGATCAGGTCGATGCCTGATCTTGGGCTGGCCAGCTTTGGATCAATAGCTCACGTCGGGGCACTCCCGCGCCACCGGCCACCGTGTACCGGATGTCCAGGACGTGCATGGGAAACCCGGCGAACGCTTGCCGCATTTCCGGATGGTCGTTGACGCTGACCAGCGCGCGGCCTTTCATCGTCCGCATGGCGTCCGCCATCGCGGCATATTGCTCAAGCCCGAACTCGACGCCATAGCCAGCCGTGGCCCAATAAGGCGGGTCCATATAGAAGAGCGTGTGCGGCCGGTCGTAGCGCTTCACGCAATCGAGCCAAGGCAAATGCTCGATGAAGATGCGCGCGAGGCGCAAATGCGCCGCTGACAGCGTTTCTTCCAAGCGCAGCAGGTTCAGGCCTGGCGGGGAAGTCGTCGCCGTGCCGAACGTCATGCCCTCCAGCTTGCCGCTGAAGCAGTTCTGCATGAGGTAGTAGAACCGTGCCGCCCGCTGAATGTCGGTCAGCGTTTCGGGCCGGGTCTCTTTCTGCCACTTGAACATCTGTCGGCTGGACAGTGCCCATTTGAACTGACGCACGAACTCTTCCAGGTGATGCTGCACCACGCGGTACAGGTTCACCAGGTCGCCGTTGATATCGTTAAGCACCTCAACCTTGGCTGGTTCCGGCCTCGCAAACAGCAGGGCCGCGCCCCCGGCAAAGGGTTCGACGTAGCAGGAATGCTTCGGGAAAAAGGGAAGAATCTTGTCAGCCAGACGGCGCTTGCCACCCAGCCAGGGAATGATCGGTTTTGCCACTTGTGAACGTCCATGTAAACTGGCCGCCGCCTGTACAGGTGGGACGGCCTTGGGTCGATCACGGTCACTTCGTGTTTCGGCTGTCAGTCGGGGAACTCGCGATTCTCCGGCTGTCGCCGTCTTCTATTGCTGCAATACAAAAGCCCCGACCGGAGGATCCGTATCGGGGCTTTCTTGTAAATGGGCGGCTGGAGTTGAACCAGCGTCCTCATGCCGTGCTTCGTTCTCGTTTAACTCTGCACACCATGCGCTCTATCCGCTGAGCTACGCCACAGGCAACAAAAAAGCCCCGGCTAAACGGCACAGGGCTTTTTTGAGGCACGCCCAAACAATCAGGACGCACTTGCTACGAGCATGGGCGAATTCTGCTCATCTTGATTCACATTGTCAAGCGCGGTGGGCGCAACTTCGCCTTCCAGGTCCACCACAATTTCCGCGTCCCGCATCCGGATATCGAGACGCTTCAGCGCCGCCCGGCGCGCACCTTCCACCAGCACGCGATACGCGCTTGCCGGCCGCTGCAGCGCGGAATACGGCAGGTCGAACCTGTCGCACAAGTCACGCAGCCGCGGCCTGCCCCGCAGGATATGTGCGGTCAGCATGTCCGTCACATCTCGCTCCCGGCTCTCCGCAGGGGCATCCGGATTCAACCACTCGGAGACCTGTCGCGCGCTAGTGGCTCCCTCCTCGCCCGTGCCGTACTGCGCGTTCAGGATGTGAAAGCCAATCCCCTTGCCCAGCGTGCGCTCCAGCACCTTGACGGTGAACACTGCCTGGGCGTGCCAATCGTGCGGCGTCAGGCCCGACAGAGCCTTACGCTCGTACGTCACATCGAAGCGTTCCCGCAAGGCCTCGCAGATTAGCTGCGTTGGATTCTTCGGCTCAATCGGGTACGCCAGCATCAGATAAGCAACGGCGATAGCATGCTCGGGGCAAGAGAATGTGCCGGGTTCACGACGCATGCTTCGCTCCTTGGACCTGTATAGACGGAGTAAGTGTCAAGGCGTTCATCAAATAATCCCCGGGGAATAAGTCACTTTCGCGGGCAGCATTTCCCGCATCCATTGCATTGCTGCTTCCCAGCCCAGCGTGACGGTATGCCGCCCCCGGACGGGAAAAATCTTAGGGTTCACGTCGTGGGCATCAACCATCACCGATTCGCCACGCGCCCCCGTTTGTCTGTAGATCAGCACCGGTACGCCCTGCTCGCCGGCCTGCTGCTGCGCCTGACGCCACCATGCGGGCAAGCAAAGCGTGTTGGCGTGCTTGCATTCGATGCTGATGCGCGCGAAGGCCGAATCGTCCGCCACCACGTCGCTATCGCCCACCGCGTTGCGCACCCGCCGCCGCCACACCTTGCCGGTCGCCTCGGTCAGCATGTTGGCAACCTTGCGCTCATACGACGCGCCTTTGTTGCGTGCCATTGCTCCACTCATGCCGCTTTCCTCCGTTTGGCGAACTGTCGCCTTACCTCTTGTTCCAAGTACTTTTGAGCTTCGATACCGCGCTTCCTGCCAACCAGATTCAGATAGGAAACCCGACGGTCGAACGGAAGGGATAGGACATGGCGGGCCTCACATTGCAGGCGCCATGACTCGCTGCTGGTTTTGCTCGCGCTGTTCGTCATATGGCTCTACTCATCCATCAGGCTGTAGCGCACGCCCTTGGCAGCAGGCCGATTCCCGAATGCTTGGCCCTGGGCCAGGCTTTGGAACTTCGTCCGCTCCCCGATGTATTGCAGCCCGACCGTTCCACGGTCCACCTGGCGGCCAGCGCCAATGATGATTTCCGCAACGCCACGATCCGGACTGTCGGCGTTGTAGACCTCATCTCGATACACGAAGAGGATTGCGTCACAGTCCTGCTCAATAGCCCCCGAATCCCGAAGGTCAGACGGCATCGGGCGCTTATTGGGGCGTTTCTCAAGATCGCGATTCAGTTGCGACAGCAGGACAATCCCGATGTCCAATTCCATCGCCAGCGCCTTCAGGCCGCGCGTGATCCCCTCGATTTCCGCGTTGCGGTTCGGCCCTTCGCCGCGCATCAGTTGCAGGTAGTCGATCACCAAAAGGTTCAGACCATGTTTGCGCTTGATCTGCCGGGCCTTCAGGCGCACGTCCATCAGGCTCAAGTTGCCCTGGTCTTCCAACCACAGGCCCAGCGATTCGATGTGCTTGCACGCCGCCGTCAGCCCCTCGTAGTCGGACTGCAACATGAGTTTGGGTTGCAGCAGCCGAGGGATAGGCACGCCCCCGAGGATTGCCACGTTGCGCGTGTGCAATTGCCGCTTGGGCATTTCCATCGACAGCACCAGCACATTCCCACCATTGGCAACATGCAGGCCGATGTTGAGCGCGAGCGCCGTTTTTCCCATCTTCGGCCGACCGGCGATCACAATCAGGTCGCCGCCACGAATGCCGCCAGCCAGCTTTGCGTCCAAGTCCGGATAGCCGGTAGACATGACGCCGGCAGTTTCATCGTCGGCGTGCAGTTCCAGATATTCCACAAAGTTGATCAGGTCATCGCCTGCCCTGACCGGCTCAGACTGGCGGGTTGCGCCTTCGGCCAAGCTTTCCAGCCCGGCTTGGGCTTGGTCGATCAAGGCCGCTGCGCCGATTGCTCCAGAAGCCCGCACGGCATCGATGGTGTCGTGCGCCAGCTCCAGCAAGCCGCGCTGTTGCGCACGGTCTCGGACCGTCGCCGCGTACTGGGCAATGTTGGCGGCGCTCGGGGTATTGGCAACGATGTCGCTCAAGTACTCCAGCCCGCCCGCGTCGGCACCCTTGGCCCGGATGCGGTCTGCCAGGGTGATGACGTCCGCCCCCACGCCCTGCCCGATCATCGCCAGGATCTCGCCATACATCACGCGGTGATCCGCCCGATAGAAATGCTCTACCCGCAAGTCGCCCAGCCTATCGATGGCGTTGTTGTCGATCAACAAGCCGCCTATGACGCCCTGCTCCGAGTCGGTCGCCTGGGGAACAAGCACGTTGTTCATTGCTCCGCCCCCTTGACGACGTTCTCAGCCTGGACGCCCTTGGTGGTCAAGGCAAACGCGCCGGTGGCCTTGTCGGCAAACCAGATGCCGTACCAGTTGCCCTGCACGCAGTTCAGGAACGCCCGCCGCCAATCCGTGTACCGCTTGCCCTCGGCCGTGCCGCCCGGAAGGTGCCGCCGCTTGAACTCGGCCCAGCACAGGTTCACGAACTCCGCTGGCAGCTTGGCTTGTTCGCAGTAGTCCAGCACCGGCTGGTAATCGCCGATGACCTTCTCGCCGCTGGCTTGGCAGGCATCCACAAACGTCTTGAACGAAACCGCGTTCTTTTTCCGTCCACGGCCCGAAGCCCCCTCAGGGGGTCTGGGGGAATCTTTTAATGACGGTTCTTCTTTAGGTTCTATGACGGTTCTGGGTGCGGCATTCGCACCTCTGAGGTGCGAATCCTGCGGGGGTGGGGGTGCGGCAGTTGC